AAATCCAGATTGACTTGATCAGTCATGTTTATATCCTCGTTACTGTGAAGCCAGTTCCTAATGGAAATAGGTATTGGCTGAAATATTCTATTAATGATTTGTCAGAGTTAGAAACGTCTATGGTAGATATTTCTAACAGGACTTGCCTATCAGCTACACCTGAGCCAGACACTGCTGAAGTAAGGAGCCTCATTATTCTGGGAGTCCTACCAAGCAGTGTTGATACTATGTAGTAAATGTTGTTTGCAGTACACCCATCACGAGTGCTTATCATAGCCTTGGCAGTAAGTACCCTTCGATACTCGTCATCACTGAACACGTAGTTACCTGTTAAGCTTTGTCCTTCGCTCCTGAAGATACCACCATCCTGTGGATTAGCCTCATCAGACATTTTCTCAACACTTGGTGCACCAACGAATCCGAAGAACTGTGTAGGCGAAGCGATACCACGAGGCTGGTCCAGTATGATACCTATTGTATCCAGACTATCACCAGTGGCATACTCAAGCATACGACCAAGATAAACTCTCTCGGTCTCAGCAAACAGTAGATCCATCTCACCTACAAATGCACCAAAGTATTCTTTCAAGTTGTCAGATCTCTGGTACTGTTCAAGCAACATACTATTCATTATTTCTGTTCCCTTGTCTTCCACTACAACATTAGTAGTGGGCAAGGGCATGTATAGTTGTGTCATCTATGTCACCGTTAGGGTAATGTCACTCAAGGTAATAGCAGCAAACTCAGTAGAAGCTATTGAGATGTTAGCTGTGCCTTGTGCATCGCCAGTCTTGGCAACTGTAACAACATTAACCTGTGCCTTAGCATAAGGAGTAATGTAGCTAAACAGTCTTGACCATACAACATCTTCTCCACTTGCTAGTGAATTTATGTGATCAACCAGTGCAGCTTTGATGTTATCATCAGCACCAGCATCTAGCTCACTAAGGTATGTTACATCTACAACAATCTCAAGAGTAACCTGACTAGCAGTTGAATAACTGATGTCGTGTGATACGCCTTGGTTGTCTACGATAGTCTCAGTCTGGTTACCATAAGTAGGACAACCAATAGGAGCTATGTCAAAGATAGCCTGTGCTACATCCTGTGCAGCAACTCCAGCCAGTTCACCTACAGTTACATGTAAGGTGTTAGGTGGTGTTCCATCTGCAAGAGTCACAGTAGGGCTTACGTTGTTTATTACGGTGGCCTGTACAAGACCTAGCTCAACTAACCGTCCTTCCAAAGTATCTACAGAAGAAGTATAGTTACGCATAACAGAACGCTGTCTAACATTACGGTACTCTGATTCAGACTGAGCAAGTGCTCCTTCAGTACCAGCAGTAGTTTGTGTAACACCGGACCAGCCAGCAACAGGAGTCTCAATATTTACGATAGCATTAGCAGCTACACTAACAATTCCCGGAACCACTGATACAGCTTGTGCGTTACTTGGGATGGTAGTGTCGAAAGATATGTAAAACAAGTTACCATCTGCATCAGATACTTGAGAGTTTCTTGGTACGATTGTACCAGCAGTTCCCTGTAACTCTACAGAAGCTATTGAACGCTGGGCAGAACCATAAGGTAAGCCAGACAGTAAGCCGATATTGCGTAGTGCAGCACCAGTAGCTATGTAAGGATTGTAGCTATTATATACTTGGTTAATTTGTTGCCACGCCTGATATATTTCAAAAGTCATTATGCCAATCAACTGTCCATCAGGAGAGTCAGCAGAGAAATCGAAGCCGGGATTGAATTTTTCTAGTTTGACTTCTATTCGATTTTTAATATTTTCATAGGTCTCTGTCTCGAAACCACTAGCTGTTAGTCCAGCCATAATTATTCTCCCCAAGGGACAGTTAAATCAATTACACCATAAACAGTCTTGGCAGTAAATGATAAGGTGAATTTACGATTGCTATAAGTAGAGTCCAGCGAGTTTATGCCCAGTACACCTTGAGTGTTCAAGATGATTGACCTAGCTCGTGTCTCAATACTAAAAGCATCAAAGTTCTTTTCAAAGTCTGAGAAGTTTACCCAGCCTATTGAAGAGTCCAATACCCATTCGCCTAGGAAAGTCCTAAGCTTGGATTGAACCTGTTGTACTATAAAGCGGCCCTCACTCACACGAGCGACACCGCTATCATCTGACTTGATTAAATCGCCAGTTGTTTTATCTAATGCTAAATGCATGTTAGCTCCTATTGAGGTAAGTCTGTGTTGCCAAAGTCAGCAGCTAGTACAGCGTGTGTATGTGTCTCAGAAACTATTCCAGCAAATACGCCAGAGGCTCCAGTCACTATTCCTGTTACATTTAAGTCACCAGACATGTCTACGGTAGGACTTGTTATGCCTACTGAAGTTTCAGCCACTATACTTATTACGGGACTGGTTACTGTTGTTGAAGTTGGTGCTATGATACTTACTGTACCATCAGGCTTTATAGTAACAGAGGTCACAGTCTCTGTACCAGTGCTAATATTTATCTCGCCATCTGCTGCCAAGGTAATCCGTTGTGTTCTATCTACGTTTCTCCATTCACTATCCAGTGCTGAGTAATCAGCGATAGCTCTTGGTATAGTATTGAATCCTACTTGGGCAAAGCCATCTCGTAAAGAGAATCTTCGCCCGGTCCAAGTCTGAGGTTCACCGTCTGATCTTACACCAGCAGAGTCCTCGTCATTGTATAGCCAGTGGTCGTATCCGAACTGACTAAAACTAATTAAGCATGTGTCCCCAGTCTTGATAGGGAACGTCATGGCCCAGTTGCCTCCACTTGGAGTATAGACAGGTACGTCACGTAATAGTACACGCTTCACCTGTCTGCTAATCTCAGCAGAGTTGGAGTAGGTCTTGTCATTACTGATTCTGACTACAGCCAATTGCGTGGTCGCATCATATTCAACAATCCTTCCCGGCATTTGTATGTTGTAATCGTTTATCATGTAAATCTCCGTTGTGTTTAGAATCCGAACCAGTTTGGTATAATGGACTCATCTGTTTCTTCGTTATCATTACCACCACAGTCACCACATATAATCTGATTGACTGTAACAGTTCCTTTGTTGGCTCCTGTTATGAAATCCTTAGCTCCGTCAAATATCTGTTGTCCAGTGGGCAAGCTCTCTCCAATATTGAAGTCGCCAGTATTGGTGTTACCAGTAACGGAACGAGCTAAACAACCTACTCCAGCAGAGGCCAATGCAGATATAGTATCGTTCTCAAAGCTAACAGTGTCATAGAAAAGATCTCTAAGATCACTGCCAACCTTACCAATGGCTGTGTCTATTGCATCAACAGCAGCTTCAGTGGCAATATCTATAGCCTGATCAACAAAGCAATCCATAGTTTGTAGAGCTGAGTTCTTGATAGAGTTAAGTACACTTTTCTCTTCACATTCATCAGTACCTTCGCCAGCACTGTTTTCAGCCCCAACCTGTGCAGCAGACTTGACATCAATAGATGACTTGTACTGTGCTTCACCAGTTGTAGAGTCAGTGCCTACATAAATATACTTAGTAGAAACAGTCTGACCAGCAGAATCTATTTCGTCTATGTGGAAGTCTTGACCAACTGGTACAGTAGCCTCAGTAAGTGTGGTACAACCAGATACAGGTAAGCCAGCAGCAGCCAGAGCTTGTAGCCTAGCATCACGCTCATGTCCTGTCAGCACTGTAAATGAAAGTGGCACAGAACCACCCTCACTGTTGGCATCAACTATCAACACCTCTTCTCCACTTAGCTTGAAATGCATAGAGTCAACCATGCCTTCCTGTTGCTTAGTATCAAACTTACTAAACACTACAGGCAAGTACTCACCTAAGTTGGTAATTACTTTGCACTCAGTACCATTTATGATTAACTCTTCAAGTTCTTGGAAGACTGTGTTAGTAGCCTTGAGTCCATAGTTACGGTGCTTGCCAACACTCACTGAGCTGTCTACGGGTGTGCCATAGTTTTGCTCAGAGCCTATGTAGTTCAATGAAGTATTAGTTATAATACCTTCGATAGACACTACCCGGTTTTGCCGAATAGAGTTGTTGCTTACATGAAATCCTGTCTGTACTGGGTACTTAGTGATCTCAGCTCCTACGCTATGTGCCTCTGCAATGACAGCGTGGAAGTCTATACGTTTCTGGATCTCTAATGGTAAGAGCTTTCCAGAATCATCGTAAGCAGGATACAGAATTTGTGCAGGGGTTACTTTAGCCATGTATCCTCCTATGGGTTTAGCCAGTGAATAGGTGAAGCAACAGTTCCCTTAGTAGGAGCTGAAGCAGTTATGTTGGTGAACCAGTCACCAGTGTAGTTACTTCCTTTGTGTTGTACAGCCAGTATGAAGTAATGGTTAAAGCCTGATAGTCCTGTCTTAAAGAAGCCATCAGCCACTTCAGAGTTTATACCACTTTCACTAGTACCAATCGTCAACAGTTGAGATATGTCTACAACCTTTCCCGGCTTTAGCCTGCTGTCCAAGTTACTAGTGATGTTCAGTACAGCAGGACCAATGACAGGATTAGATCTCATCATATCTGTGCTCAACTGTATTGCATCTTGTTCAGCTAGATTAGTCTTATCTACTGTGCCAGCATCAGGACAGTACATCAAAGTAACTTTGCCATCCAGTGTGTACGTCTTGTACTTGTACTCTTCAGCCATCTCAAGCAAAGCTTCTTCCACACTACCATCGAATGTTGCAGAGGCAGCAGGAGAAACTAGCTTGTGTAGGTTGTTAGGAAAATACAAGAAGGTTGGAGCAGCAGAATAACCAGCAGCAGTAAATACGGCTGTGATCATTCTTTCCAAAGTGATTGGTGCATAGACTGTAACACCATAGTCAGGCAACTGATTTTCAAATACATCTTTTTGCAGCTTGTCATAACAAAACAAAGTCACAACAGTATTAGGTAAGATAGTCTCGTTATAAGCATTACTTACAAAATACTTGTTGGCTACTAGAAAATCGTTGCGTCCATGCAACCTAGTGTAAACCGTAACATACCTTTCACCTGTCATAATATTCTTGACAGTTTCATCATTCAGGTTATACACCTTGAAGGTAGCTCGACTGAACCCATCAACATATCTGACATCGAAGTCCACGCGAAGACCAGTAGCGTCAAGCACTAGTGCTCCTTTTTCATCATGAACAGTTAGAAATACTTCCTGCTTCAGACTCATAGACTACCTCCTCTGCCTTTATTAGTCATGTTGCTGGTTGAATTGTTCATGTACACTTGACCTTCAGCTTTGGTCTCAGTGGTTACGTTACCACTCTTGTCTACATTGACAGTCAGATCTACGTTTGTCTTGTTGCCTTCACCACCACCAATCTTAGCATAAGGGCTAGCTGGCATGTCCATGTTATGAAGTGATCTAACATTTTGTGCCTCCTCACTAACAAGCAAAGCATCTGTGTGGTTAGTACCACTACCAACCTTAGCTGGCATGTCCATGTTATGAAGTGCTCTAACATTTTGTGCCTCCTCATTACCAAGCAAAGCAGCTACGTGGTTAATACCACCACCCATTATGTTTTCTAGTCCATCTCCATACCAAGTATCTTTTACTAGCCATGAAAATCCTGTACCTACAGCAGCACCAGCAGCACCAGCCAATCCTACCATGCCAGCACTCTTAGCCATCTTACCAATACTCAGTGAGGCAGCAGTAGCACTAGCAGAAAGTTTAGTCATAGCAGCAGTTGCAGCAGCAGTTGCACCAGCACCTCCTCCAGCACCAGCAGCACCAGCAGTAGCACTAAGTAGCATGTTGCTTGTATTGGAACCTGCAATATCAGCAGCAGCAGCAGTAGTTGCTATAACCAAACCAGCATTTTCACCACCTGTAGAACCAGCAGTCTCCAAAGCAATTCGTGCATTCTGGTCGAACTTAACAATACCACTTTTTACATCAAGTATATCTTGCTTGTTCAAGGTTGTTGAATAAGCACTACCGATGTCACTAGCTTCTCCTGTGAAAGTAGAAAGACCTCCGAAGCCTGATATGTCATTGAATATTGACTTATCTTCAGCACTCAGGTTCTGTTGAGCATTAGCAGCCCAAGCAGTCCACTCTTGGTTTCCCCTACCTCTGAATTCCTCTAGTGTACCCAAGTCGATATTTCTTACAGCAGCACTGTCGGATGTAGCTAGTTTGGAATGCAATCCAGCCCAAGCAGTTGAGCCAGTAGCCAAATCATTTCCAGCCCTAACCCACTTGGCAGATGTTCTCAAGGTACTATTAATACTACCTTCAGACATGTGACCTTGTTCCATGACTTCACGCATGCCACGAATCTTACCAAGATCTTCACCACTCTCAGCAGCGAATCTAACTTCATCCATTGCAGATTCATTACCACCTAGTAGTAGTCCAGTAATTTCTCCAAGTACCTTAGCACCATCCTTGACACCCTTCTTGAATTCTGCAAGTCCTTCAGCAGATTCCTTAGCAGCACTAGCAGCCATCTTGTTAGCTTCAGCGTATGCTTTAAGTTCTTGCATAGCCATAGCCCGGATATCAGACTCTTCTTTCTTAGCAGCACTTTCAGCTTTAGTAGCAGCCTTGTCCTGTCTACCAGAAGTCTTACCTTCAGAATTCAACATCATCTCTTCAGCGTCTAGCATCTGAGCTTTGTTTTCATCTTTAGCAATCTTCTTAGCAGCACTAGCCAAGACAGAGTTCTTTCCAGTGACTTTCTCGCCATCATTGGATAAACCTACTTCGGCTTGCCAATCAGCAGACCAAGGTGTAGCCAGTACTTCGTTCTTATCTTGAGGAACTATCCAGCCATCTTGTTGCCCCTGTGTGTGAGAGGGCTTGTTCATTCTTACACTTTTAGATTGTATTCTAGCCATTCTATATGCCTCCACATCTTCAACGGTTGAAAGGGAACCAGCAATACGTTGTGCATTGTTAGCCTTACCAATTAATTCTTCTTGCATATCTGTATCAGCGTAAACAGTTTCTATAACATGATCACCAGATCCTTCACGATCCTTTACCCAGAAGTGTGTAACCTTTTCACCAGTGACTGCCATCTGCATTTGCATTTGCTTATAGTACTTATTCAATGCGCCTGCCATGTTCTTTTTCTTCAGTACTTTGATTTCAAGCAAGCCAGCACTAGATCCGTCTTCGTTGTATAAGCGTCCATCAGGAGATACACCCATGCCCGGTAGTTCAGGGTTAGATTCAAAGTAAGCTTCTTCCCAATCAAGGGGAGTACCTGCCTTAGCCATGTGATTAAGGAACTGATTCTTAGCCTTTTCCTCCAGATCATTACCAGCCTGACTTGTAGCACTACCTTTAAATCCTCCTATAGCGGGTAGGCCCATTCCTTCTAGGGCAAGGTTTTGTATTACCTGTGTTTCACCTTTGCCACCGTTAAGTTTGTCTACGGCTGAAGCTGTTACATTACCTTTACGTTGACTCAACCACGCATCAGTTCCCTGTTTGGGAGGCTTGGTAGTGTCTATCAACTTCTGGTATTGTCCTCTATCAGAGTCAGCATACACAGTAGGTATGTCTTCAGGTCTTTCACCAGTCTCTAGGTAGTGCAATATCTCATCAGGCTTTAGACCTTCCCCAGATAACTCAATGAACTGATCCATTTCGGTCATAGGTTTGTCACCGTACATACCACCTTTCTCAGTACCTACTCCAGCACTTGTACCCAACTTGTTATTAGCCTCAACCAGTTCTTGGTGAACCTTCTCAATGCCTCCACCAGTTGTAGCTCGTCTTAAAGATTCCAGATCAACTCTCTGACCCTGAGTAATCTCGCCATCGCCCATCCCATAAATCTGAGCTTCGTTGATAGCACTCATTCTATCTGCTTGTTCATCGTAAGGTCTATCGAATCCAGACAGCCTAACATTGTTTCCGTTAGATTCATCTGTAGTCGTAACAGCCTGTCTACCAAGGATACCACGAGCACGTATTAGGTTAGCTTCAAACTCGCCCCAAGAAGTATTTCTCTCATCGCGCCAGCTCTTTTGCCCATCTATGGACATTTCACTGTAGCCACTGGGTTTAGGCATGTACGTAGCTTTTAGGCTTGGAGAGTTTTGTAAGTAATCATTAAGCTCGTCAGAGTTTCTATTACCAGACTCCCTGTTGCTTTGCATCTCAGCAAACAAGTCTGATCTCATTCCTCGTGTATGTGGTACAATTCCTGAGTCTATCATGACTCCATCGCCACCCATGATCTGTCCCATCTCACCATGTTCAGCAAGCAGGTCAGGGTATGCATCAGAGAATGTGGTACGGTTATACTTAGTACCTGTCACACTACTTGAAGCAGCCATGTTAAGGACTGTACCATATACGTTAAGCTCAGATGGTAGTGGAACCCA